AAGCATGAAGTTGTAGCTGAAGAAGAACAAGCTTCTGAAGAAGAAGTTGTTGATCTTGACGAACTTCTCGCTGAATTGGAAGAAGATGGTCAAGCACCAGCTGCTCCAGTTGCCCCAGTTGCTGATCCAGCAGCTGCAGTAGCAGCACCAGCTGCCGCTATGGCTCCTCAAGCTCCAGTAGCACCAGTTGCTGGACAAGTTCCTTCTCCAATGGAAGAAGATACTTATGAAGAAGAAGTGACTGCTGAAGAAATGGCAGAAGCACTTGTTGCTATCAATGAAGAAAACGAATCATTGAAGAATCAATTGAAGGAACATCAAGATACTGTAAAGTATTTGAAGGGTGTTCTTGAAGAAACCAATCTCTTGAATGCTAAGTTGCTTTATACCAACAAGATCTTCAAGGGTAAGAATTTGACCGAAGACCAAAAGTTGAAGGTCATCAACACATTTGATCTCACCAAGACATTGCGTGAAATCAAATTGGCATACACAGTTTTGGCCGAATCATTTAATGCCGGTGGATCAGTCGCCAAGAAAAAGTCAAATGCGACTGTCTCAACTATCACCGAAGGTTTGGCAAGCAAACCAGTATCCAGCACAAAGCCTGACTCTACGATTGTAGAACCTCAAGCTGATGTGATGGCTTCAAGATTCCAAAAGCTCGCAGGAATCAAGAAGTAATTTGTTTGCGAGTAATTAACAAACCAAAAGATAGGAAAATAATATTATGGACGTAAAGAGTCTACTAACAAATAATATGAATCCACAGGCTAAGCTAATGGCTGAAACCCGTGGTCTTCAAAACAAGTGGGAAAAGACAGGCCTTCTCGAAAACACCACCGGTGTTGAAAAGGCACACATGTCGATCCTCTTGGAAAACCAAGCAAAGCAATTGTTGGACGAAGCTTCAACAACTGGAACAAGTGCAAACAGTGAACAATGGGCAGGCGTTGCTCTTCCATTGGTCCGTCGTGTATTTGCTGAGATCGCTGCTAAGGAGTTCGTTTCGGTTCAACCAATGAACCTCCCAAGCGGTCTTATCTTCTATCTCGACTTCAAGTATGGTTCCGGCACTCAATTGGGACACACTGCAGGCGAAAGCTTGTTCGGTGGTAACCAAAAGAAGCTCGGTTCTACTGATGCTGCTGTAAATGGTCTCTATGGCCAAGGACGCTATGCTTATTCCGAGCGCACCGTCTCTAGCTCAAACGCAACTGTAACTGTTGCTACTGCAAGTTGGAACGATCTACAATTCGATTCTGCTTTCAGTGCTTCCGTTAACGGTTCTAACGAAGTCCCAGGTATCTATAAGATTACCTTTGACCTCGACGACAACACCGAAGCAAAGCCAGGTTCCGGTAACCTCTGGAACGTTGACTTGAACGCAGTTCGTTCTTTCGGTGTTCAAAAGAGTTCTGGTGTAGCTTACACTGTATTGAACACTTACGCAACCGCAGTTAACACTGGTAGCTTGGCAAACCCATACTATCAAATTAACTTGTTCGTAAGTCAATCTGCTGGTGCAGCTGCTCCTACTACTACCGCACGTTTGAACTACACAGTTCAACCTTCGGACAACCTCCGTGGTGACTTCGAAGACGGTAAGACCGCTGGTGAAGGTTCTGGTGTTGCTAACAACGTCTATACCCAATCTATCGGCACTGACATCAAGATCCCAGAAGTCAACTTGGAACTTAAGAGCGAACCAATCGTTGCTAAGACCCGTAAGTTGAAGGCTGTCTGGACCCCAGAATTGGCTCAAGACTTGAACGCATATCACTCTATTGATGCAGAAGCAGAACTTACTGCTCTCTTGAGTGAGTATGTTTCGATGGAAATCGACCTCGAAATCCTCGACATGTTGAACGAGTCTGTCACTGGTGTAACTACCGAAGCTTGGTCTGCCCAAATCGGAACTGAGTTCACCAAGACTGTAAACAACACCACCGATGTGGCTTCGTTCACCCGTGTTGTTAACGCTTCACCAAACCGCACCGCTTACGTAAAGAGCACTTGGTTCCAAACTCTTGGTAACAAGATCCAAAAGGTCTCTAACAAGATTCACCAATTGACTCTCCGTGGTGGCGCAAACTTCTTGGTATGTTCGCCAGACGTAGCAACCATCTTGGAGTCAATCCCAGGATATGTTGTGAACACTGACGGTGACCAAGCTAAGTTCGCAATGGGTGTAAGCCGTGTTGGTAGCTTCGCAAGTCGCTTCCAAGTTTACAAGAACCCATACATGACCGATAATGCTATCCTCGTTGGTTTCCGTGGTAGCAACTTCTTGGAGACTGGTGCTGTGTATGCTCCATACATCCCACTCATCCAAACTCCATTGGTCTATGATCCAGTGAACTTCACTCCACGCCGTGGTGTGATGACTCGCTACGCTAACCGGTTTCGACGTTGGGACCGGAAATCGAACGTGCGACCCGAGTTGCTCAGACTCGTGAAACGGGGCAACCAATGAGACGCCAAGACTGACGATCTCGCTCTCGCCGCCTGATAACTCAGGAGACGTGAGGAACACTGCGACCGGTGACGGCACGCGGGGCCTGCTCACTGCAGCCTGGCAACAGAAGCAGTGGGGGACGGCGTGGAGAGACCGCTGACGGAAGGAAAGAACTCTGACCCCGGAGAAAGTTCCGGCGGACGATACGGACACCTCGGTGTACGGATCACCTGACCCGGCAGGGTGGCGACCGCGAGCCACATCTCGGGGATGGTCGTAGCGCGAACGACGACCGCTCAGCGGACGGGAGTTCGATTCTCCCCAGCTCCACAAACAAAGGGGTGTTAGCGAAATGCAGCACCTCGAGTTAGCG